ATGAACGTATTAATGAATGGCAAACAGTCAAAAAAACAAAAAGATTTGTTAAACATAACGGACAATACCGAATGTTCAGTTAAAGTGGACAGCGAAGACGTGACAATAAAAGAACTACCAAACAATCCCCTATTTATCATAAGAGAGAAAGGGGATTTTTTCGTAAGCTTAGGAAATTACAGAGTGTCAGAAGTATTCGACAATGAAGACCAAGCAATAAAAGACGCAAAACGTACAGACTTAGAAAGAATAGTACAATTAATAGAAGTAGTACAATTAATCAATAAAGAACAATAAAATGGAAAAAACAATAGGAGGCGACAGACTAGGAGCTGGGAAAAAAGAAAAAGTATACCTAAATAATTATGAGAGAAGTACTCACGACTTAGGGTATATATGGCGGAGTAGTATGGCAAGTGGTACACTCGTGCCGTTTATGTGTAAAGTAGCACTACCGGGAGATACGTTCGACATAAAATTAAATGCAGATATCAAAACGTTACCAACGGTAGGACCATTATTTGGAAGTTATAAAGTACAACTAGACGTGTTCCAAATACCTGTAAGATTATATCAAGGAAAATTGCACATGAACATGTTAAATATAGGGTTAGATATGAGTAAAATCAAATTGCCCTTAATGACATTAAGAGCAACAAGCCCTCCAGTAAGTGGAAACATAGACAACTATCAAATAAATAGTAGCAGTATATTCAGCTATCTAGGTATAAGAGGATTAGGATACAGAGGGACGAGCGAGAGTAGCAATCGTCCATACGAAGTAAATAGAAACTTTAACGCGGTACCGTATTTATCATACTTCGATATATATAAACAGTACTATGCAAATAAACAGGAAGAAATAGGAATTATAATCCATAATAACCTAGAAATAAATGAAATCGAAGTTGACACAGTAAAACTATATAATAGTGGGGTAAGTGTAGCAACACTAACTTCAAGCGAAACACCAACAGGTGGAACAAGTATTGTAGTAAATCCAAGCACAGAACTAAAAGTAAAATATTTAAGTTTAAGCAACTTAAATATAGAAGGATTTTTTGTGGCCACAAACGGAGTTAATGTAAAAATGATTGACTTATTTAGTAATTGGATTCAAGACGATGCAAATAATACAATAGTATTTAGCGAACCAATCACAAACACAATAATTGAATTCGGAAGTTATTGGATTAGCAATGTAGCTCAAAGTGGGGATAATATAGAACCAATGTTACAAAAATTTCCACTGTCAAATATTGACAGTATGCGACAAAGGATACTAAGCGACGTAACAAATCCAAGTGCATTTCTAATAAACGATGCAGACATTGAACCGTACAATTTACCATTTTATCAAATAGGAGTAGAAACTAGTCAGAACGGAGCTATATACAGTAAAACGTCAGCACAAGAAGGACTACTAATAAAAACGTATCAAAGTGATTTGTTCAATAACTGGATAAGTACGGAATGGATAGATGGGGAAAATGGAATTAACGCTATAACAAGCGTAGATACAACAGAAGGATTTTTCAGTATAGATACACTACAATTAAGTAGAAAAATATACGATATGTTGAACAGAATAGCAATAAGCGGAGGAAGTTACGACGACTGGTTAGACGCAACATATACACACGAAAGAAGCAAAGGAATGGAAAGCCCTATGTATTGCGGAGGACTAAGCAAAGAATTAACATTTGAAGAAATATTTAGTCAAAGCACAGTAGGAGACCAACCACTAGGAACGTTAGCGGGTAAAGGAAGAATGACAGACAAACACAAAGGAGGAAATATAACTATAAGAGTTGATGAACCTAGTTATATAATGGGGATAATCAGCTTAACACCTAGAATCGATTATAGTCAAGGGAATAGTTGGGATACAGGATTAAAAACATTGAATGATTTTCACAAACCTGCATTAGATGAAATAGGATTCCAAGACCTACTAACAGACCAAATGGCTTGGTTTGATACAGCGTTACAAGCACCTTATGACCAACCAATGCCTCCAGTATACAAATCAGCAGGGAAACAACCGGCGTGGATTAATTACATGACAAGCGTAAATGAAGTTAGGGGAGACTTTGCTGTAAAAACTGGTGAGATGTTTATGGTACTAAACAGAAGATATGACGTTGAAATAAGAGGTAACAACTTACCATTACCAACGTATAAAACTGGGATAAAAGACCTAACTACATACATCGACCCAACAAAGTTTAACTTCATATTCGCAAATACAAAGTTAAATGCGATGAATTTCTGGGCACAGGTGAAATGTGATATCACAGCACGAAGAAAAATGAGTGCGAAAGTTATGCCAAACTTATAAAAAAAAATGCAACTACTCGCAAGCTCGAGTGATGCTAACCGGCTCCTATTAAAAAATAGGAACGGGAGCCGGAAAATAGGAACGGGGGCATAAAACAAATGCCCCCTGACGTAAATATTAATGTAAAACATTAAAAAAAATTAAAAATTTCAAAAAATGAAACAAAATACTGCAAGAACAACAGGACTATCAATAAACAGTGGAGTTGAAGGGGAAACAATAGAAATGAAAGTATCCCGGATAGTAGAAAATAAAGAACCAATAAAAGACGGAGCACCCCTAATTTATACAGAAAGAAAAGACGGAGTGCAAGCTGGCTACAATATCAAAACAGACCGATTTGAAGTAGCAATCGAAGGAATGGACACAGTACACAAAAGCATACAAGCGAAAAGACAAAACAAGGCAAAAAGCCTTGAAGTCAGCGGAGCTGAGACGTTAGAAGGTACCAATGCCGAAAAAGCAATTATAATATAATATTAACAAGTTAACGGAGCGGTACGCATCTATACTTATATATCAAGGGAAGGCAAACCGCTTTGTTAACACAAAGACGCGAAAAAATGGACATAGCATCAGCAGCAATAAGCGGAGGAATGGGATTAGTATCAGACATAGCAAACCAAGCATTTGCACAAGGAAACGCAAATAAAGCTGTAAAAAACAGCAAAGAGCTAACTAGATACAATAAAGAGCAACAAATAGACCTGTTTAATCGTACCGGGTATGAAGCTCAAGTAAACCAAATGGAAAACGCCGGACTAAATCCGGCATTAATATACGCAAAAGGAGGACAAGGAGGAAGTACAAACCTAGCAACAGGAGACAGTATAAAACCTGATACAGTACCAATGCGTGGAATGGATATAGCACTACAAGGTGCAATGATGCAAGCACAAATAGAACTAGCAAAAAGCCAAGCAAACAAAAACAACGTAGAAGCTGAAAATGCTGGAGGAGTAAACAGAGAACTAACGATAGCACAAACAAAAGAAGCACTAGAAAGAGCCAATCTGCCAAAAGCACAAATAGATGAAATACTGACAAAAATGGCATTAAATAAAGCCAATGAAATAAAAACAGGTGCAGAAACAGAAGCTATAAAAACAAAAACACCACTAGAAGCGGATAAATTGGTAAGTGAAACTAAATTAAACGAAGAAAGAGCGATAGGGCAACAAATAGATAACCTATGGCAAGGAAAACTAAACAGAGCACAATTAAATGAAGTAGAAGCGAGAATAGTAAAAATGAGAGCAGATACAAGACAGAAAGGAGAAGAAATAAATATTAATAAAGAAAGATTAAAAGTAGAAACGTTCGCAAAAGAACTACAAGCAGAATATCCAACAATAGGACAAATAACGGGTAAAGCATTGAATGACTTATATGACTTATTTGGAGTAGGTGACGAAAGAGACCCGAACGAAAGAAGAAGGGAAGTAAATCCAAAACAGTGGTAATGTGTTTATACCCAAAATTAATAAAAAACCCAAAATATAAACCAAATAAAAAAAACGGAGGGATAGTGCCTGAATTAAAAGATATTCGGGTACTAGCTGTTCCGATAGGATACTAAGCGACGTAACAAATCCAAGTGCATTTCTAATAAACGATGCAGACATTGAACCGTACAATTTACCATTTTATCAAATAGGAGTAGAAACTAGTCAGAACGGAGCTATATACA